ACAAGCCCAATTGAAGCAATGAAGGACCCGAAATGACCAACGTTCTTGCTACCTCAAGCATCGTCGCGCGTGAAGCGCTGGCGGTGCTGGAGAACATGTGCAGCTTTGCACCCAACGTCAACCGTGATTGGGAAGACGAGTTCAGCGGCAACATGGCCCGCGGCTACGCTCCCGGCGTCACCATCAACATCAAGAAACCGCCGCGCTACACCTACCGCGCTGGCCGCGTCGCCGTTCCGCAGGCGACGGTGGAAAGCACGATCCCGCTGACCCTAAGCCAGGGCGGTGTGGACATCAACTTCAACAGCATTGAGCGCACGCTGTCGCTGACGCAGTTGAACGAGAAGATGACCGCCGCGATGGCTCCGGTCGTCAACGAGATCGACCGTCAGGGCCTGTCGATGGCGCGCTTTGCCACGTACAACTGCCTGAACGTCGCGGGCGCACTGCCGGCAACGCAGTTGGCTGCGGTGCAGGCGATGACCGACAGCAACACCCGCCTGGACATCATGGGTGCGCCCGTGAAGGACGGCCGCCGATGCTTTGTGATGGGTCCGGCGTTCAATGGCTCGATGGTGGCAGGCTTCTCCGGCCTGTTCAACATGAGCGAGCGGGTGAATGGCCAGTACCGCACCGGCTACATGCAGGACTCGTTCGGTCTGCGTCCGATGATGGATCAGAACGTTGACACGCACGTCAACGGCGCTGCGACCGCGACCAACATCAGCGGCGCTGGCCAGACCGGCTCGGCGATCACCGTCGCGGCGATCACTGGCGGCACGCTGACCCGCGGCACCGTCATCCAGCTTCCCGGTGTTCAGTCGGTGAACCCTCAGAGCCGCACCGCAACGGGCGTCCCGATGGACTTCATCGTGACGGCCGATGCCCTGCTGGGTGCCACGACGATCAACGTCAGCCCGCCGCTGGTGACTTCGGGTGCGTTCCAGAACGTCAGCGCCAGCCCGACCACGGGTCAGCCCTACGTCATCGCTGGCGCGGCTTCGACCGCCTACCGCGCGAACATCGCATTCCACAAAGATGCGTACACGCTGGCAATGGTGCCGCTGTTCCAGCCTCCCGCCCGTGGTGTGCTGTCGTCGGAGCAGATGAGCCACAACGGCTTCACGCTGCGTGTCGTTCAGTTCTATGACGGCATCAACGACAACTGCATCTTCCGTATTGACGTGCTGTTCGGGTGGGCTGCGACCTACCCCGAACTGGGCGCTCAGTACCGCACCCTTACCTAAGGAGCAGCAGAAATGGCTGTCATTCTTCTCCGCCCCTACTCGGGGTTTGCATCGGGCGCGCTGGTTACGCTCGACGCGGCAACTGAAGCCGGACTGGTTGCCCAGTCGCTGGCCTTCTACACCTCCGCGCCTGCGATCAACCCGGACCCGCCTCCGGGCCTGACGCCGACCGCGGCGGTGCCGGCCGGCCGGTTTGGCCCTGCCGTCGTCACGAACATCCCGATTGGCGCTGCGGCGTTGACCGGGTTCGAGACGAACGGCGTGGCGCAGACCGCTTTCGCCATCAACGTTACCGAGATTTTCGTCCCCCACTGGAACACTTGGACCGGGGCTGCTGTGCTGAACGGGACGACCGTTGGCACCGACAGTTTCGTGCTGTGGCTGTTCAACAGCGAGGGCGACCTTCTCGCCAACACTGCGATTGCGGGCACCCTGAGCGCTGGCGCTTCGGTGTTCCAAAAGATCGCGTTCGGTGCGCCGATCACGCTGTCGCCCGGCCGCTACTTCCTGGGCTCGCAACTGAACGGCGCAACGGCGACGACCCGCCACGTGTTGGCCGCGTTCGGTGCCGAGCCCCGTTGCGGCATCGTGCCTGCATCCGCTTCGTTTGCGGCTTCGCAGACGGCGCTGAATGCTGCCGCGATCACGGTTCCCACCAGCTTCACGACGGCCCAGGCGCCGATCATGCAGCTTTACTCCTGATGGTCTCCTCCGGCCGCCTGAAATGGCGGCACTTCGCCCCGGGCTTCGGCTCGGGGCTTTTTGAAGGCGTCCAATGAGTTCAGCCCTCGACCTGATTCAGTCGTCCATGCGGCTTGCCGGCATCCTGGCAAGCGGCGAAACGCCGACCGCTGATGAGGCGACCGATGGACTGAAGTCATTGAACGACATCTTGGAGAACTGGTCGCTCGAAAACCTGACCGTATGGCAGGCCGACAATGAGCAGTTTGCGTTGACGCCTGGTGTGGCGACCTACACCATCGGCCCGGGTGGCGATTTCAACGCGACTCGACCTGTCCGCATCGGGCTGTCGTTCACCCGCTTGAACGGCGCAGACTTTGCCCTTGAGCAGTGGAGTCTGGACGAGTACAACTGCGTTCCGGTTAAAGACATCGGCGGCATCCCGGAGCGGTATGTCTACCTGAATGAGTACCCGCTCGGGCAGATCATCCTGTACCCGGTGCCTGCCGCTGCGAGCACGCTGTTTCTAAACACCGACCGGGTGCTTGCGTTCCCCCTGACGCTGGCGACCACGCTATCTTTCCCCCCAGGCTACGAACGGGCGCTGCGGTACGCGCTGGCGATCAATCTGGCCCCTGAATACGGGGTTGGTATTCCACCGGCAGTCGCTGCAATCGCCGCTGCATCGAAAGGTGACATCAAGCGAGCAAACCGGAAGCGGGTTGTGTCTGCCTACGATCAGACCCTCCTAGGTCAGCCGGCGTTCGCCTACTGGCAACGGGGTTTTTAGCGTGCCGCTCGTCCCCTACGAAGGGTTTATTGGCGGCGCCTACACGGCGCGGTCTACGAATTTCGACGCCGAGACGTGCCTGAACCTGTACCCTGAGACTGCTGTTGTCGGTTCAGCCAAGAGCGTGGCCGCGCTGTATGGGACGCCTGGGTTGCAGCTATGGGCCACGCCTGCCGGGACCAATGGCGTGCGCGGCATGATCCGGTTCAACTCGTCAACGGCGTTTGTCGTGGTGGGCGATACCGTGTCGCGGCTTGCTGCTGACGGGTCATCGGTCGTCATTGGACTGGTGACGAACGGCAACAACCCGGTGAGCATGGCGAGCAACGGCATCAACGTCGTGATTGCCACAAACCCGGACATGTTCATCATCGACCCGATCCTGAACACGGTGACGGCGGTCGTTGACCCTGATTTCCTCGGCGCGGGGCAGGTGAGCTTTTTGTCGGGCTACTTTGTGTGGAACGTCCCGAACACCGGGCGCACGCAGTACAGCAACCTCTACAGCACGGACATTGAGCCGTTAAGTTTCTTTACAGCCGAAGCATCGCCAGACAACGGCGTCGGATCGATTGTCGATCACCTCGAATACTGGTATTTCAACGAAACCACGACCGAGGTCTACACGATCACCAGCGACCCCGACCAGCCGCTACAGCGCATCCAAGGCGCAGTGATTGAGCACGGTTGCGCTGCCGCGTATTCCATTGCCAAGATGGACAACACCATTTATTGGCTCGGAGCCGACGACAACGGCCGCGGGACGGTCTGGCGCGCGACTGGTGCTTATGAGCCGCAGCGGGTGTCAACTCCGGCCATTGAATACGCCATTTCGCAGACGGCCGACTTGTCCGGGGCGGTGGCCTGGACGTATCAGCAAGAGAGCCACCCGTTCTATGTGCTGAACGTTGGCGACCGGACGTGGTGTTTCGATCCATCCGTTGGCTTGTGGCATGAGCGGGCATGGCGAGATCCGGCAGATGGCACGCTGCACCGGCACCGGGCACAGTGTCAGATGGCGTTTGCGAATAAGACCATCGTCGGCGACTGGGCCAGCAACAAGCTGTATGTCCTTGACCTGAACACGTACACCGACAACGGCGACCAGATCGTGTCGCGTCGGACGGGTGCGTTTGTGAGCGCTCGCACGTACAACATGCTTCAGGTTGACTTCGAGACGGGCGTCGGGACGGTGACCGGGGACGGCAGCGATCCTGTCGCTTTGCTTGAGTGGAGCGACGACGGCGGCAAGAACTGGAGCAACAACCATTCGGCCAGCATCGGGAAGGTTGGTGAGTACCAACTTCGCGTAAGATGGCGGCGCCTTGGGACTCCGCGCCGCTTTGGCCTGTCTCGCGTGTTCCGGGTGACGGTGACGGACCCTGTAAAACGGGTGATGACGGGCGCCATGTTGGACATCAGCGCATGAACCCGCAAGTCTCGCCACCGCCGCGGATCGATCTTGTTGATGCAAACGGCAAGATCACCCGGCCGTGGCGCGACTACTTTTCGTACATCGTCACGAACGCGGCCACGCTTGCGGAAGTGCAAGCCGAGCTTGATGCGCTTGAAGCCGTGGTTGCGGCCCTGATCGAAGGGCACGTGATCGAAGACGAGGGCGTGCCACTTCCGCAACGGCCGGCGCTTGACTTCGTGGGCGCTGGCGTAACGGTGACAGATTCGGCGACCAAGACCATTGTCACGATCCCGGGCGGGAGTAGCGGAAACGCCGTGACCGTGCCCGTGGACTTTGGGGCCAGCTTCACCGACAAGGCGCAGATCGTCGTGACCGGCCTAACCTGGGTGACACCGACGACGCGCATTGTGGCGGACGTGATGACGCCGATTGGAACGGACCCCGACGAAATGTACTTGCTCGATTTCCAGCCCGTGATTTCTGACCGCGTGGCCGGCGATGGCTTCACTCTGACGCTGTACAGCCAGCCGGAAGCGCGCGGCGTGTACGACGTTTCCTGTATCGGAGCATGACATGGCAGGGGCAAAAATCGCACTTTCTGGCGTTGCTGGCGAGTTCCAGCAAGACGCCAACGGCAACGCGAAGGTCAACCTTCCGTTTGATGCGGACGAGGTGGGCGGCGTTGCGTTCTTCAGCGAGAACGACGACGGCACGTTCACCGGCACCCGGCAACGGCGCAGCCCCGAGACGACGCAGGACTACCGGCTGCGGGTTGGCATCGACACCGTGTTGTTTACCGACTCGTTTAACGCGGCGGCGCAGAACACGGCAAATTGGGTCTACACGTTCGCCACGTTGACCGCTGCCCAGCCTGGCG